CCAAGGTCTCCACTACCAAGCCTGCTTCCGGTACTGATGTGATATGGCTTCGAACCCCTTGAATTAATTGCGGTAATGTACACATACCCACCACGATTATGGTATCCCAAAGGAGCTGTGCCATATGAGTCCAGATAATAGCTACCAGAAACATACTTAACTCGGTCGCCAATCCTAGGAACACCATCTCCACCGCCAGATGGAGCAGGAGGTGGCGTTGGGGTTGGCGTTGGTGCTGGCGACGGTGCTGGTGTTGGCTTCGTGACCGGAACCTTGCTTGCCTCGGTCTTCTGAGACGTTTCTATCTTCTGCTGAGCTATTGCATCAAGTTTCGAAATCATGTTCATGATGTTCGTGTTGATGCCCTCAAGCGTTTTGGCAACGGTCGTCCCGTTGTTGAGGAAGTTGTCACCATAATAGGCGAGAACGTTGTTGGCACCATTCCAGATATTCTGCATCTCGTCGCTCAGAGTGTACCCGACGTTAGCGGCCTCGCTTGATATCGTCTCACTTATCGAACCGGCGTTTGCGTTTATCTCGGTTATCATGTCCATGATTAGGGCGTCGATATTGTCAAGACGCATGTTGAGAATCGTCTCGTAATCAATGCGCAACTGGTCTAGCAAGCGTTCAACATCGCTAATCTGACGCTCGTATTCTGCATCCTGTAGGTCTCTCTGAGCATCCTTTAGCTGTTCCGTCAACTCCTGAATGGTCGCCTTTGATTCCTCTGAATCATCGCCAGCGTAGGCAGACAGCTGCTTCTCAAGCATGGCAATGTCATCGGTCTTCTCGCGAATCTCGTTCTCGTAATCATATAGGTCTTTCTGTGCTTGCAATGCATCGAGATACTTATCAATAAGGTCGTCAAGAGCATCAAGCTCAAGCTCTATACCCTCCTCAACCATGTCCTTTATGGCGTCCTTCATCTGCTCGGCAGAAAGAATCGCCTCTTGCTGCGCATCGATAAGCTCATAATATCTGTCGGCAACGTCCATGTTGGCAGGGTCTTCGGCCATTAGCGCCTCAAGCTCTTTGATTTCCTGAGCATATCTGTCAGCCTGATTCATATACACATTATACTGCTGACCATACAGACCCATGGTCGCCCAGCCCTTGTCAGTTAACTGGCCGTTGTCATCAAATAGCTTCTCATTGCTCATGAGGTCGATTAGGAACTGAGCCTCGTCCGCGACGTTGTGAATCCTGTCTTGGATTGTGTCGAACACGTCCCACTTCATGTCCCTGATTGCGTTGTGATACTCTGCCCACTGGTTTCCAAGCTCGTGAATGGCAAGTGACACCTCGTTGATTGCCTCGTTCTGCTTGACCCAATTCTCATCGCCAACAGCCCAAGTGCCATTATTAATGGCCTCATCTCGCACCTTTATCATCTCTTCGCGCTGAGCCCTTAGCTGCTCTGCTTGTTGGTGAACGTTGTCCATGAGAGCAGTATAATATTTCTCGCTTACGAAATGTCCCTCTAGCTCCTCGCGTTTGACATATGCCTCTATGTCGCCCTGCACGAACTCTAGAGCATTGAGTGCCCCTGCGAACTGCTTCTCGACGTTCTCAAACTTTTGCTGCGCAAGGTCTCCAAGGGCGTCCTTAAGCTCAAGAACGGCGTCCTTAGCATCTAGCGCTTTCTCATCGTTATGTTTAATTGATTCGCTACATCAATTGGATTATAAAATCCCACATGCTTTCACATGTGACCAGACTATATCTTTTACCTATAAACTAAGTTTTTCTTTTAATATGTTTTCTATATTATCAAAATCCCAATAAGGAATGCGAAGAAGGTCTATGTTATGAAGTTTGCAATATTCATTTTTGATGTTGTCATGGGCAACAGTTCTTTTATGGTTAAGCATGGGAACATCTTCAAAATGTTGCAATCCATCATATTCACAAATCAAGTTATAATCAGGTAAATAGAAATCAAATGGAAGCGGTTTTTTGTCTCGACAATCATCAAACCTTTTTTCTTGTTCGTAAACAATATTATAATTATCAAGAAGCTCTCTAATACGTTGTTCTCCCTTGCTTTCTGTATGTGAACAAATAGAACACGTATTTACCTGTGCCCTAACATAGTTAACAAAGCATGTTGTAAATATGTTCCCGCATGAACATTGAATGATAAGATTGTGCTTAGACGAATTAATATATTCCCCATAATTCAACCACTTATTACCATTAACAAACTCTATGCATTCTTTGACGTAATCTTGCGCATGTTTCAACAAATTTGCAACAGTTTGCCTACCACACTTTGCACAACGATGACCACGCAGAAAGTTGTCAAGCATCATACTTCGTTCTCCATGAATGGGGCAAATAAACTTAATTTGCATTTTAACATCTGTAAACTCATCTTCAGTTGTCAATAAGATATATCCCAGCTCTTCACAAATTTTCCTTGCTTGTCCAATATATTTCTTTGCGCGTTTTCTTATGCTTATGTCACTTGATTTTTTACCAGCACAATGAGCGCACGCATCTTTTGGGTATGCTTTTCTGCTATACATTACAGCATAATACCAACTATCATATTCGGAACCACAATAATCGCAAATCATATTTACTCTGACCTTTGCAGAAGGAGGCAGGTTTTTAACGGCTACTTCAAATTCATTTCCATTTTTAGAATATTTATAGCCTTTGTTCTCATACCATTTACGGTTTGCATTATTCCATTTCACTTTTACAATTTGATTTTCATCGAGCATAAAACCTCCCTTCAATTTTAATCAATACATAACATTAATAGTTTATAGGTAACACACCATTTCGAGCCACCATCAGCTTGTAGCCCTACTCTCATTCGAGATAGTCGTTGAACCTTACCCTGTTCGGGTCTTGGCTGCTGATTGCCCATTGTATATCACCACTTAGGCATGAACCATATGGCATACAACCGATTCTTTCTGATTTCTCAACAATTCGCACCAATCCTTATTTCATGATTATGCTGTAGTTCGGTTGTCTTTAGGGTGTCCCAGCAATTAGATGTGATTCATATACTCATTTCTGAATATATGGGCATAGTTAAATACCATTCTTGATAATTTTGAATTTGGTCATGAAGAGTCTCGTCGGTGATTGTCTGGATGTCAATCATGCCATTTTGCACTTTCTCCATCCAATCGGCTGACAATCCAGTGTTCGCCGCCTCTTGCATATATCTATCATATGCTTGCTGCTGAAGCTCAATCTCTTGTCTGGTGACGTTCATCGCCTCGTTGAGTGCGGCATTCCTCTCTGACCAGTTGGTGTATACGCTTGATGCCACCGTGTCGAGATTGTCAAGCGCCCTCTCGATTCGGTCAATGGCAACCTCAATCCAGTCAAGCGTCTCGCTGAATTCGTCAGCCTTCTTCTTTGAAGAGGATGAGGGATTCTTTGAGTTGCCGGACTTCACGTTGTTGTAATTGTAGTTGTTTGTAACATTATTATTGATAATCGGCGAACCAACGGCAGTACCGCCACTATTAGGTCTACCGGCTCCACCAGAACCAGTGATAAATGCGGTTCCTTGAGCGTATGCTCTGCCGCGACCACCGTTTGAAGTTACATAGCCGTTCTTAAAAAGCTCCTCGGTCTGACGATGATTGAAGATAATATCATTCTTCTTATAATTGAAAAACTCTGCCCCATTATCGCCTATTGTAAAGAAATGACCATCTCTGACAACAAGCTCTTGACCAAGCTCTCCAACCAATGCGGTACCATCGTCTTCTGTGCCCCAATTGCCACGAGCAAATGCCTTGCCACCGACCGTCCCGTTTGCATGAGCGGTACCATCGACCTTCACAGCCATTCCAACGGTGTTTTTCTTAGAGCTTCCTCCGCCAGAAACAGTATATACAGCAGTACCATACAATGTTGGAAGAGCAGTCTTTCTTAGTTTTGCCGTATAGATTGCGTCAGCGGTCTTATTTGGAGCTTTCCATCTGTCAACCTTTGAAGAGTCTACGCCAAATATGACCTCAGCGTCCTTATCTGTCGGCTCATACCCCTCAACCTCAGCATTGTCTAGCAAGAACTTCGCAATTGCCTCTCTGTCTTCTGGTTGCCATGCGTCTACCTCTCCATGGTCGGCAATGAATCTTGCAAGAATCTCCCTTTCTTCAGGAGTTGCGGTATCAAGCTGACTGGTATCGGCTATATATCTAGCAACAACAGACTTCTCTTCTGGTGTATACTCCATGACGTCTTCGTTGTTGACGATGAAATCGCACACTGCCGTCTTCTGTTCAGGTGTCCAGTTCTGAATGTCATCAATGTCTTTGATGTATTTTACAATTGCTTGTTTCTGCTCTGGAGTATACTTATCAATGTTAGTAGTGTCCGAGAAGAAGTCAACAACGGCCTGTTTCTGTTCCGGCGTATAATTGTCTACTTCAGAAGAATCAACGTCATAATCAACAATCAACGTCAACTCTTCATCGGACAACAAGCCAGCCTGATGCATCAACAGTGCGCGAATATCCTTCAGGTCATTACTCATCTCCACATCGAGATTCACTGTGCCATCTATCTCTGGCTCGATGCTGCCATCCTCAAGAGATTTTTCTATCTCTTCCTTTGACATGCCATCAATGCCAAGCTGAACCTTTACCTCTTCATCAAGACCATCAAGATAATCAACGATACTTTCCATATTGTTTGCAACTTCAGTAACATCTCCACCGTTGATTTCAATCTGATGTCTTTGCTCGGTCAGGCGCTCATACTCCTGCATTTTACTGATAGGCTCTTGAAGCGCCTCATCAACCTGAGAGGCATCAATGTTCATATATACAGGCTCAGACAATTGGTCTGCCATTGCAACAAGAGTGCTATATAGGTCAACGGCCTCTTGAGCGCCATCCAGCTCAAAGTTTATGGAACCGTCTTCATTGCGATACGATTCCCAAATTCTCTTCGCCTCAGCAAGCTCAGAAGCAAATTGCTCTGTGTCAGACGTATCGAACGAGAAGTCCATCGTTGTCTTCTTGAAGGTGTCCTTTAGGTCAATAGCGGCCTGTTCGGCATTTGCCTTCAAGTCAGCAAGCTGTGTATAGGTGCCATCCATATTAACAACAAAGCCAGCATCCTCAGAAGCTCTTGCAATGATATCAATAAGCTCCTCGCTGATTCCCATTGCATCTGCAAGCGCCTTCTTGCCATCAACGCTAAACTCAAATCCTGCGATTTCTCCGCTTTCGTTACGCTTCACAAAATCATAACCAAGCTGTTGCTCAAACGATTCAGCGGCCTCAAGGAAATTATAGATGCCATTTGTATCGAATGTGCCATCTTCGGTTTGCGTAAAGAAATCCCTGATGCTATATCCGGTCTGACCAATCTGCTTATCAAGCTGAGCATATGCATCGCGCATCTCATCAATATTTGCGGTGCTCAAATCACGACCAGTCATCAGCTCAAGATATTCTCTTGTGCCATCATCCCACCAGCCACGATTAATCTCATCTTGAATTCCTTCGAATGCAGAGCCAATAGACTCATACATATCTCTATCATTACCAGCAGACTCAGTATCCTGCCATTGCTTATATGCAGATGCAAGACCTTTGTATTGCGCCGCAAGCTCAGCGGTATCATTTATCTGCGCTCGTATCTGCTCGCGCTCAGCCACCCAAGTGTCAATATTAGTAAGGTCACCCGTCTCACGAGCCTGTCTGATTTTGTCATCAAGCTCATCTAGGTCATCTTTCATTATCTTTAGGTTAGCATCTGCCTCTTCTATCTTCCCATTGGTCAACGCAGTAGATAACCTATTGAACTCTTGTGTGTTGAGCCTGATGCCATTTGCAGTCTCCTCGAACATCTTGGCGTGGTCATAGCCCTCAAGATTCTGGAACGCCTTCTCAACATTAACCATTTGTTCGGCGGTAAGACCAGTTGCCGTCTTTGACGCCGCGAGGGCATCATTTAGATTGTTGATGGTTTCAGTCTCAGCAGAGATATCAATTGTAAATGACATGGCCTGACTAGATAGACTTAGACTATTAAGTGCATTGCTCAGAATCGTAACACGAGAAGCCGCCTCGTCAGACATCTGCGACACATCTCCAACAGAGCTGTTAAACGAATCTATCATGTCGGTCTGCATAGAATCAAGAAGGGTGGCAATTGCATCGTCAAAGTTGTCTGCGCTAATGCCAGACTCCTCCATTATGCTATTAAGCTCAGGGAACTGCTCTTTTAGCCTTTCAATGTCAGAAGTATCAAGCTCACCATCATTAAAGTCAGCGTATGCATCTTTAAGCTGAGAAATCTTTTGAATATAGGAATCAATATCCTGAGCCTCAGACATATCAATTCCAGTGCCATCAAGACCATAGAGACCACTAGTCGCAAGCACGTCATCAAGACTGCTTATCTCGTTTACCCAATCATTATATCCAGATGAGAAATTATCAAGCGTAGACATATATGTGTTCACATATTGAACAACATCATCAGCGTTCAAATCTCCTGCGCTAATTGCGTTTGATATATCGGTATTGCTCATCAATGACTCAATGAGGCTGTTGCGCGCTTGCTCAAATTGCTGTGCGTTTGCGTCAAGAATACTTGCAAAATTACTACTAACCATTTCTGTCTGAGTTTGCGACTCTAACAATGTACGAGCTGCGGCAACAGAGTTCTCCGCCATTTTGTTATAATAGTCATATGCCTCAGACATCTGACGATACAGTGCCGTTGAAGCATATCCCTCATGCTTTTCCAGCTCATTCATAACATCGCGAGCTGCCTGAGCCTTTTCAACAGCAGTATCCAAGCTGCTAAAATCAATTTCGAAACCAGCGATATCACTTTGATAATATGACTTGCCCTCAATAAACTTCTTGACATCATCAGGCAAATCCCATGCATCTGGTCCAAAAATCATAGCATCATAATTTGACAAACCAAACAACGAAGACTGTTGACCATATGCAGTATCTTCAACCGACTTCGCAGCATTGTATGCATCTTTCGCAGCTTCAGAAACGTTCTCCGCTTGTTTTGCCTGAATCTGATTCAAGAGACCAAGCTGCTCATTTAGATTACCATTAACCAAATCAATACTTGAAGCCTCTTCTCCAACAAGGTCATTGATTTGAGACTGTACATCAGCAAGTTGCATACGGACAGTTGGGTCGCTTGTATCTTGCGATGCAACGTCCTTATATTGAGCAACCAAATCAGTCAGATTAGAATAACTCTCAGCAGCCTGAGTAGCAGTTACAGACGCATCATCAAATGCCTGTTCTGCCTTATCGGCAGCATTCTCCTCAGCATTTACCAAGGCATCAAAAGCAGAGATAGCAAGGTTAATGCCAACACCAACAAGAAATCCCATGGCAACATTTGCTGCCAAAGATGCGGCTCGCATTCCTAGCATTGCAGTTTTCGTCGTATTCGCAGCCTTGCCCATACCGTTTATCGCAATTGCTCCACCATTTGCAGCAGTTCTTGCCTGTGCGACGGCATCGCTTGTTCCGGCAAGAGCCGCATTCAGTCTGGCGGAATCCGTTACGCCTTGATTAATCAGATTGTTATAGTTTTTGATTGCCTTTAAGTCGAACTTGGTAAACTGACTACCGTTAAACTTGGACCACGCAGCATCAAGTCCTCCAAAGAATGAGCTTTTGCTTCCGGTACCTTGCTTAAATGCGGTAAGCAATTCTCCAAGATTGCTCCCCAAAAACGAAAGACCCTTATCTGTCGCCTTAAATGCACCTTTGCCGAACAATCCAGACGCACCAAATATTCCCATGAGAAGGGGAATGAGAACGCCTGTTTTGTCAATGATGCCATCTAGTATTTCGATAAAGTCAGTACCAAAATTAATGATATCCGTCAAGAACCCAGAATCAAGGGCAGTAGCAGAAAGAGACTGCCATGCGGCAGTGAATCTGTCAAGAGCACTCTGCATGTGCTCCATGTATTTGTCGTTTTCACGAGACGCAGAACCGGTTGCATTAGTAGCATCGAGAACTGCGGTTTTAACATTGCCCCAGTTGGATATTAGGGCTGCAATCTCGTTCGCGCGATTTTTTTGTGTGTATTTTGTGAAGACGCAACCTTCACAGAGTTAATAACTCCTCATGTTTTCGCATGAGCACCGACCATATCTTCATCCTCGGCATTACCCGTTAGGAGCATACCATTTCCATTTAAGGGATTTTCACCCACGCCATTTGCGGTTTGCGCCGTACTTCTGTTGTTTTAGATATTCAGGATTTTCACCTTTATTCAAACTCTAAAACCCGACAAGGGAATGGTCTGTGAACCTCCATCCTCGACTATCATATGAATATAACCTTATTTATTATACCCAAATACTTACCGCTTAGTCAGCGGAATACGTTAGGATGTTTGGCTGCTGATTGCCCAATCTTTACGTTGTCAAACCATCATACAGTAGTTTCCTCTGTATTGTGGTGTAAAGCTATAAGGGGATTCCAGCAATTAAATATGTTCTATTAGGCACATTTCTGTGCATACCGGCAAATCGCATCACCGGCTATTGTTTCAAGTAGGTCTCAAAATAATTTTAAAATAGTTCGCAACACTATTTAATTATTAATCGCTTTATCATCTATATACACATATTGTTTTAGGCTCTCTAACAAACATTTCTCTAAATTATTTTTCTCAAAATAGGGAATACGTATCAAAGGAATACAATGTTCTATACAGTATTGTGTCTTTAATTCATCATGTATCTTGACATACTCAAGATGTTTTTGCGCATCCTCATCACTTATACCACCAAAATTAACCGGCATATAATGTCCTTCGCCATCATACTCAATAAGAACATTATAATCCTGCAAATAATAATCAAATGGCAGAGGTCTAATATCTCTACAATCATCAAACATATATTGTCTGGTATATGATATATTATATTTATTCAATATATCTCCAACCTTGGACTCTGTTGTATTTGAATTACAAGTTGCGCATCCAGTGTGCCATATATTATTTGCAATTCCTGACCACACATTACCACATATATCACAACGAACAGTGATTATTGAAGTTATTCCATCATAACCGCCAATTAACTCGATATTTGGATGAGTATCACTGAGTCTTTTTATAAATTCATCTTGCGAAATTTTACTTACTTCAGATAATTTTTCCAATCCACAATAATAACATCCTTGGCCATCAATAATATTATTTGGTGTTGTGTGCGTTTCTATATTATGTTTAGTACAAAACATTCTAATACTTTTTGTACGTCCACAAATAGGCTCCAATGGTTTTATATATGGATTTGCATTAAACATATCCCCTAGAATATGTTCATCAGAATCATTTCTTCCGATACAATGTTGACATCCGCTAATGTCTCTTTTCATGTTGAAATACCACATTTCTTGGACGCCATATTCTTTATGCTTCGGACAAATAAATCGAACATATATTTTGCTATCTCTTCTAATCGTATCAACATATATAAAACCTTTTGATTCCGCAAGCTCTTTTGCATGAAACTCAGACAAATCTTTTCTTCTTGAAGATTCTACTATTTCACGTCCACAGTAATAACATCCTCTGTGGCCACTATGAAAATGTCCCCAATCAATAAATTGCGAACCTTTGTCTGCATGTTTGTTGCATATATACTCATACTTCTCATCGCATTTAAGTTTGCGGTCTGTAATCAGCGTATATCCACGATATTCAAACTCGCTTTTAATTTCATCGAATGTATAAACATGACGCTTTGCCATAACAACTCCTTATCTATCTTCAAACTGACGATAAAAAACGGACAAAGCATCAAATAATCTCGATGTCTTCTTATACTTATATGTTGTAATTCCATTAATATCTTTTACAAAATTATAGTTAATTCCAATAGACTCTAGATATTTCATTTCCTTTACATACTGAGTAGAATACTCGTAATCAAATATCTTCATACGTTATCACCTATTCTATAACAGCGATTAATAATTCTTATGCTTTCACATAAGTTAAGGTCATTTCTTCACCCTCATCATTGTCATTTCATTATCAAAATACAATATGTTAGGGGCGCACCGTTTCAGGTTGCCATTTGCTTGCAACCCTACGAGCTGACATAGCTCTGACCGTCTGACACACTCCTATTCGGAGCTTTGCAACCAAACACCCATTATTATATCACTTAGAATTTTGTTCATATGATATCCATATCGTTGTTTCGCTTTCGCTACCTTCATACCGGCTTATTTCATCCAATATTGTGGTGATATGGCTTTAGGGATTACTGGTTTTAGATGCGTTCTTTTATGCACATTTCTGTACACACAGGCAAACCTCTGCCTGCTCGATATCGCTCATATCTTTCCATGCAGCAGCGATACCATCCATAATCTCATATGTTGACTTGAATTCGCCTTCGTCAAAGATATCAACCTTGCCATGAGTTAGATTCAAAATCTGACCTTGCATCTTGGAGATATTCTCAACAGTTGGGTCAACCTCTTCGCCCATCTCCTGAAGCTCGCCCTTCATTCCTCGCAAACGCAAGCTCAAGATTTTAATGGCCTGACCTGATTTCTCGGGGTCTTGAATGACCTCAGTCATTCCCGTGGTCATCGCGGCTGTCTCTTGGAACGTGTTCCCGGCAAGCTGCATTGCAGAAGCCGAACGTTGCAACGCCTCACCTAGACCGGCGGCAGTTACAGAATACTTGTTGTCAAGCTCGTTCAGGACGTCTGTAATATAGCTAACAGTGCCAACAACATCGTCACCAAATTGACCAGACAAAGAATCCTTGAAGCCATTGTATGCTGTCAACAGGTTCTCGGCAGCGGTATCATAATCAAGGTCAGCAATGTGCTGATACATCGTCGTTACCTCTGCCAGTGCATTAGACGTGTCGGCATCAAAGCCAGCACGGGTCCAGTCGGCAGTTGCATTGATGATGTCAGTAAGTGTAGCGCCATATTCCTTCGCAGAGGCAATCATGTTATCATATAGCTGCGCATACTGAGATGATGTCAAATCGGTAACTCGATACAGACCAGTCATCGCAGTATCTACCTCAAGAACATTTTCGAACATGTCATGAACGAGGAATACTCCCTGCGCAGCGGCTCCTGCAACTGTCAAATACTGCCCATATTCCTTTACCTTATTGACTACTCCGTCCCAAAAACTCAACCCCGTAGCGCCAGCCGCCCTAGCACTTCTCTGCATAGTTGTAAACTCAGCGCTTACATCTTTAATTTGTTTATCGGTCGTAGCAGATGATAGCCTTGACATAAAGCTATCCATTGTAGAGCCATATGGCCTCTCAGCAGCAGTATTAAGCTTTCGCCATGTCTCAATGGTCTGCTCTACCTTTTTTCTGTTTCTATCAAGGTCCGCATTTACTTGGTCTAGATTAAAGCTAGTCTGTACGGATTTGGCCGCAGAAGAAACTTGTTTTGTTGCCTTTTCTAGGTCTTTCATCTTGGCCGCTGCTTCTGCTGGCCCCTTCGTATCTGCAATGGCATTGAACTCTCTCTGCATTGCTTCCAAGCTATATTCCATCTGAGTAATCGTGCGCACGCTTCCATCAGACATCTTTATGTCAATATCAGCATTGCTACCAAGCTTCTTAACCTGTGTCAATGCCTGATTTACCTGAGAATTAAGGGTGTTTCTTTTTATATCAAAATCAACTGGAACCTTGACTGTGGCAGATTTAGTAGACTTTGATATGTTGTTCAAAGTTTTAGAAATTGAAGCTAAAGCTTCGGCTCCATCAATTTTGAGCTTTATATTGATACTTTTGGTATTCTGTATATTCTTAATCTGTTTCTCTAACGCATCAAGCTTACCTTGACCGTCAATGCCAACATCTACCGTAATTCTATAATCAGCCAATTATAATCACCACCTTAAAAGTGCTATAATAAAAAGAGCACCAATAAATTAGGTGCTATAATTGTTCGCTATTTTGCTTATTTTACATTTATCCATATCTAATGAACCGGTATTCCAGCAGCAACAAGCTTCTCCCTAATAATACTCTTCATCTTCGGGTCAATCCTTCTCATGCTTTCTGTCCAGATGGGAGTGCCACCACTTGAGGCCCCGCCGTGGTTACCAACGGACATGACATTGACAAGAACCATGTTCTCGTCCCAATTGCCAAAGATATAATACAGTTGACTTGCATCGACATACACCTCGAAGCTTGCCCCGATTTGTCTTACTTTGACAACTGCGTTTGCCATATTCTGAATCGCCGCTTTAATCTGATGAGTTCTCTCATACATAACAGGAGAATACTCACCATAATACTGCTCAACGACTTCCAAGAAGATTCTACACACTTCCTGTTTCACCATCTCCATGGCAACGCCAACCTTCTTCGTGAGGTCGGCCTTTATCTGTGCAACTGTGGCCACGCAATCACTACCTATACAATCTCAAGACCGTTCATAGGCTCAAAATTCTTTTCGGCATTCTTATCGTCCTCATGGCTGCGGATATCGCTTGCATCAAGACTCACATTGCCCTTTACGACGTTTAGCCTGTCCTCCGCCTTCTTGTCACGCTCATCCTGCTTCTTCACGACATCACCGTGCATCTTCTTGAACACATCGGAATTAGCATAAGCCTCTAGCATCTTGTCGGGCGTGATGTTTCCCTGCATGTTTCCAAACACCTTCGCCATAGCATTGGCAGAGTCAACGTCTATACCAGCAATCTTCTCCTCGGCCATCTTGAGAATGGAGGCAATACCATCAGCGATAGGGGATGGGTGAATGCCAGTCTTGTACTCGATTGCCTTGTCAACAGCATCATAAAGCTCCTGAACCACATCGAAGTTCACGCTGACCTTAACGACATCTGCTGCATTCGTGCTCTCAAGAAACTCGACCATCTGGTCAAGGGTGTCATCGCCATCAACAACACCAGTGTCAATGTCAGTGAAGAACTGAACCATGCGAAAATCAAACATGACATCCTTTAGCATGGGATAGTAGTAATCATCGCCAACAACGGGGTCAACAACAGAGTCAACGAATGCGAGCTTTCGGCTCATGGGAATATCAAGATAGCAGTTGAACTCAACAGTGTTTCCGTTGTCAACATACATTGCAGTGTCAGTAGTAGTAATCATATTCATACTCCTTTATTGTCAATATTTATGCTTCTTTGTGCATATAATGTTCTTGCATATATCCTTATTTGTATAACCTTTGGTTATATGTTGTTATTTGTTATAACTATTTGTTATATCTTTCACCAATCTTGTTCATAAGCCCGTCAACGTCCCACGCCCAACGGGTTATCGCCTTTGTACCGTTAATCTTAATTGCCCCGTGCATAATCAGGTCAATCTCGTTGAACGACTTCTTGTCAATCTCGACAATCATCCTGTTGAAGTCGTCTATATGCTGACAGTAGCATCTGTCATTGTGGTTCTCCTCGTCTCTGAAGTTGAATATGAAGCACGGGAAGACGTTATCATAACTTGCGAACTTGGTCAAGCCATCAATCTGATTGCTGCGAATCATGGACATGCCGATGCTTTTGCTCTTCGTTGACTTCAGCTCCATTGGAACGAGCCTCTTGTTCTTGGAGTCGAACATGATATAATCGCATGGATTAGAAGGAACGAACCTCATCGTCTTCTTGAGAGAGGCGGGGGAGTCATTGAGCCTAATCATTAGACAATAGTCGGGAACACAGGAACGAAATCTTTGCTCAAACTTCTTTCCGGGATTGGAACTACTCATCAGAATCACATCTCTTGCGCGCTACCCATTCACCGATGTATTTCTTATGCTGCTCTCTTGGAAATGCCATCACAAGCTTTCCATCTGACTCAAACACATCGAGGAGAGTGCAGTCTGGATGGGACAGCATCCAAGCACATTGCACAATATTACGATAGAAAATCGCGTCATCAGGCTCGTACCATCTCTGTGTTGTTTCGCTATATTCTTTCACCTTATGCACCTTTCTTAACTTCGCTTAAAAAAAAAGGAGAGACGCCTGAACACGAAAGTGTGAGAGCATCCCTCCTTTGTTACAAAATTCAAACTAGGAAGTGACATATATAACAATAATAATAAACAACTGTTATAATGACAATATACCAAATTCACACTTTTATGATTCGTAATTTGCTAAGAAATCGTATCATCAATTACGTATCTAATGGTTATCTCGCTCGGCTTGATGTCTCCATCATTGATTTCTATATCAATCACATTGGACTCCGAAACCGGCAGAGAGACAGATTGAAGCGATATCTCCGTCATATCAGATGCCTCATATACGACAGTCGTAAGATTGTTGCCAAGCCAGCTTCTCAGCTCGTTAAGGTCGCCGCAATCTGTATTATAAACTCTGAAATAGTCTCCGGCCAAATCGAACCAGCAGGACGGAGACACACCGGCATCATTACCATTTACAACAACCGAAATTGTGTCACAGATTGTCGTGTCATCGTCACCAGTATACGAAGCTCTATTAATTTCTGCCGGTATTTCAAAATACCCGCTTGAAATACGTTGCCAGTCCTCATCTGAGCTTCCATCGTACACAACCTTTGCCGTTTTCGAATTGATATTCACGCTTCCATCCACATCGACAACAAGCTCGTCAACGGAATGCCCAATTTTGCGAAGCTCGTTTGCCTCAAGGTCGATTCTGTAGACATCAACCATATCAAGGCTAACGCTAAAAGATATCGCATCAGACTGTCCATCTAGAACCTCAACATAAAAAACAACATCTGTCGCATCAGTGGGAACATTTACAGTTACGCTGGAATCTTGTGATACGATTGCGTATATGTCCTGATTGTCATAATGATATTTGATGATGGCACGCGTGTATTCGCTACCATTAGAGATTGACAAGATGCAACTCGTTCCCTGAGCATTAAGTTCGACAGGTGTTATAGAATCAGCCTCTACACCATCAAACCCAAATACGCGGCCATCTGACACTGTAATGTGAGCAGAGTCGGCAATGTCGATTTCTGGAAGCATGTCTTCCTGAATACAAACATCAACGCTTTCAACACTGCAAATGCCAAGAGGGCACAACATTGAGTCAAACAGCGCAACTGGCTCGGCAGACAGCGTAGATACGCCATCGTTCTCAACACTTCTCAGTACAACTCTAAACGCTGCATTGATTTCGTCTCCACCAGTAACATACAGCCCACAGAAGAGGTTGGTAGTACCATCTGGAACGGTGCCCGTCTTTGAAGCGTTGCCTCTCGTAGTAGACTCTATTGTCGCAACGTTTCCGATATAGTCACTTCCATTATAGGCATCAACGACAATGGCCACGTTTGCCTTTGCAGAAGAGTATAGCTCTAGAGTGGAACCTTCGTCTATTCCGTTAATGTTATACCCAATATACGTATCGCCAGTTGCCGTGCCCCTGACAGTGATGAGACCAGTAGGACTAGTTGCAACTGATACGCCGTTTGTAGTATTGTTAATATTCGGCCATAGGTTATGGACCGTGTTGCCATTGGCGTTCAACGTAATAAGTCTCTTTCCTACCTTTGCATCATCAACACTAATTTTCTCATCTCCACTTATTGTCAGAGGCTCGGACGAATAGTCATGAACCCAAGTCCCATTAAACACAACATCATCATCACCGATAACGGTCTTCTCTGGTTGCCAACCATCAAACGTCCATAGGTCATCATCATCAAGTACCGGGCTGAACGTAGCTGGTTCGGCAACGACCTCATCTCTTTTCTTTCCCGTTGTCTGCTCGGGGAGCAAAGAGGTCACTGATGTCGGCAAAGATATGCTGGGCACATTTGAGAGGAACTTATAGATGATGTCCTTGATTTGACTCGTTAGAATCTCGTTAATCTCACCCTTGATATTTGTTTTGAACCCATCCATGTCAGACAGGTCAACGTTTTCAAGCATGATTGCCGCTTGGTCCTCGTCAATGGCTCCCGTATCGTACTGATGAACGATGCAGTAAATCTTCCAGTGTTCATATGTATCGCAATATGCCATCCATGGCTCGGTATAGCCGTTCTTGTTGCAATGATATTTCATGTGAAATTTCTTGTCGCACACGGCACACTTCGCATTTGCTAGAATCTGTTTCATACAAACACCTCCTCGTTATCAATCTCGATTATTCATCCAGCTTCTCTTCTGATGCTCCCTTGTCCTCGACACTCATCTTGTTGTCATCAGAAAGAACTGCAATTTCCAAATCAGCATCTTCATCTTCCGTCTTCTCCGTCTTCTTGGACGCTCTGCGTCGCTTTGTCTTTTCAGCACTACCAATGATGTTGTTGATGATATCCCTGATGTTCGGCCTTAACTCGTCTAGGTCGGAAAGGTTGACGTTGCCAATCTTCTTAGCGGCCTCCGCATCAGTGTACACCCCGGTCGTATAGCCATGAACAATCTGGTAAATCTTATAGTGCTCAGCTGTGTCGCAGAACTTCTTCCAGATAATAGGGGAGTCATGACGGCACGAATTACACATGTTATATGGCTTGCCACAGATAGAGCAGGTGGCATTGTATTTCTTATTAGACATATAGACACCTCCATAAAAAAACAAGTTACACAATCAATAAAAAAATATATTTCATCAAATCACATTAGTTTACCAGCAATATATTACAATTTATAGACAAATCAACATAACGAGCAACCAATAAGAAAAATAAGTTGCCTATAAATTGTAATATAAAAGTGGAGGACCTATGTTTCCATAAATCCCCCACAATTATTTAAAAGACACTAATTACTCGTCACTGACAATGATGTCAAAGAGAACGTCCTCGCCATCTTCGGCGCAGTAATCCTTGTTGACCTGTAGAGCAAAAGAGTGCTGACCAGTAGAGGTAAGAGCAATCTCGATTGACTCAGGGTTCATCTTAGCTTTAGGGATAACAATCTTGCCGGAGTACACAACGTTCTCGTTGCAGACATCACGGAAGAGAGCGTAGATAACCGCAGAGCAAGCCTCTGGGAAATTGGATGCGGAGTTACGAACAAGAACCGCGTTCTCGTTTTTGAAGGCATACTCGACAAAGAGCTTGCCAGTGAAGCCGGTCGGTGGGACAATCTTACCCTCGTTATACTGGAACTCGGTCGCAGAAGGAGAAGCACCAGCAGCAAAGGTACGACCAATGCCACCATCGATTACCTCATATGCCCACCTGATGCAAGTTGGGTCGGTTGGGGTATGAGCAAGGGCAACACCATTCGTGGCATCTGCCGAAGTCACGGTAAGAATCTCATAGGTGTGGTCAGTAATCTCAGCATCAGTATCGGCAACCACCTTTTCAGTACCATACTGAACGGCAGCTAGGTCAAGCGAGAACAGAGCGTTGCTTGCAGTAAATTCGGCAGACTTTGCACGATACATAGTGGTAATACGAGCGCCAACTGCGTCAGTTACCTCTTCGCCTTCGGCGGTGCAGTTTAGAGAAGGGTCGGCAAGCTGAGTCAGTCGGCAAATAAGACCACCCGTAGTAAGGTCGTGTAGGGTCATAGAGCGCACACGGTCTAGTACAAGTTCATTAACGTTTAGAGCCATAATAATTTCCTCCTTATTGTATACAATAAATTAGAATCTATTCAGCCAGTCAAAAAAAAGAACATCCAAGCTAAAGTTCTCCCGTCCAATCAAGTCTGTTCTTATCGACATCCTTGAGACTGGCAAAACCAGAATAAGCACCTTGCAATAGCAATGTGCTGTCCTGAATTTTATTCGCCCGCTTTATAGCATCCAAGAACATATTCACGGGCATATTCCAAATCCTCTCGTCACCCACCATCCCACATTTAACAGTGAGCGCTGACACAAGAGGCTTCAAAATACTCTTATACGGTTTCTTAGCAGCCATCATAGCCTCGTCACGAGCATCCTCAATCAAATCAAGTCTGGTTCTCTCGTTTCCGGGCATCTCGTTGTTTCTCTTGAGACCATGAATCCTTCTGACAGCTTCCACCATGCGCATATACACAACCCTGTCAATGGTGACATCGTGTTCCGTATCGTATAGCACGACCTGATTATTCGTTGTGTCTGTACATGGAACGAAGTCCCCAATATCAATGTTCAGAACAAGTTCAAGAGGATTGACGAGCATATCCTCCAACATATCGTCCGTGAACATCTTAAGTTCTTCCTTGTATCTGTCAGGATTCTCTTTAAGTTCTCGATATATCCTCTTCTTGCTCGACACAACCTGAGAGGTGAACTTGATGAACAAATCATAATCATCAATCTTGGTGTAGTCTATGCCGAGATAATCATTGAGCTGCCACTTCAAATCAGCGCCGACAGCACACAAAGTATGCACTGCACTGAAATATCTCTTCTCTCCAAAGTCGGCAATCTGTCCTATTGTAGGCTGCTTAACCATAATGTCGGGCGTTATCGGTATGTCAACACCTCTATATATCTTCAGTTCGTCAAATTCATAATCCACAATATTCACACCTATTTCGCAACTCAAAACTCAACATATATCTCATCTATTCTATTCCACAGAACACAGGGAATTGTTCAAGTCGGTTGCCTTGAACACAAGAGTCCTATATAGATAGTCCTTCTGGAACGAACCCTCGACGTTGCTCACAAGCTCAATCTTTCCTATGCCAATGTCATCTCTGCCATTAAGCCTCTCGTCTATGAGCCTAGCAAGATAGTCATTCCTGTTCTCGGTTACCTTCGGAACATTGTCAACGTTCATATGCTTCTCATGTGATATAATCCATATCTCGATAGTAGGAGAGACATACAAACTACTTGTGTTACCATAACCGTATGACTGCGGAATGTGAACTTGAACTGTCACGAACGTCTGTACGTCATTCATCGTATTTGGATTCTGATTATAGTTGAATATGTGCGTGTTCACAAGTTTCTCACCAGTGTCACCCTTGTCACACCCAATGGCATCGACTATCGCTTGGTCCTTGATGAACTCCTTGATAATCTTGTTCTTTGCAAACCCCACTATGGAGCTGTTGGCCATAACTCATCACCTCGACCTATAGCAGAGACTCAACAGAGACAAGCAGAGACGAGGGATATCTTCCTCGGTCATCCGTCAATGTCAACTTGAAATCTTCGTCTATGAACCTGTCATCATCAATAGAAATCGTAATGCTGTTGCCATTATATTGGATGTCAAGGAAGTCAATGAATGGACATATAAATCCCCATCTTGGAATCACGTTCTGCACCTCGTCACCATTCTCATCAAAGAATGCCGCAGTGAACGTCTGAGGATTTCCGCCAGACTTGATTATCGTGGTATCATACCAGATGACAGACTTGGAAACATAATCCTCATCGCCAGTGTCCACGGTCAAATCGTCTTTGTCCCTGTAGTCGCAGATTCCAAGCTCTAGGTTGTCCTCGTCATAGTCAAGTGCGCATTCCATAACCGTAACCCTGACGATTCCCCTTTTGCCATAGTTGTACGTGGTGGAGTCGTTCTGGGTGACAATGAACGTAGTCGGGTGCTCATAGTCCTTGTCAAGGAAGAACCTCTGAGGACTCTTCAGAACCACAGTATTGTCATCACATGTCATGGTGAGCATGTGCTGAGACGAGCCGATTGTGAACTGAGCGTTCGACTGCTCGCCAGAGTTATACTGGGTAGTGTTGGTATCGTGAACGGGGTACTCAAGTATCGCACCGTCCTTATTCTGCCATTTCAGAATCCAGTTACACAGAGTCAATCGACCCTGCCAGTGAACATCATCTATGTTGAACGACTCGGTACACAGATAATATTCGTCATTCTTGGAGTCATACAACGTGTCTCCCACGATAACGGGATGGTCAAACGTAGTCTGAAACCTGACCCGAACGCCGTTTGCGGCAGAGTATTCCCGCTTGAAGAACCTGATGCGCAGGGGAGTGGCATCTGCATAATCCTCGGCCTTCATCTTGCCAAGCTCCCATATGTAGACCCCAATGGCGCGTGAGGCATCATCATCGAACACCTCGTCAAGCAGCTTCTTGCTATTCCATATGTGCTCATCACGAAGAGAGCTTCCACTGATGCCCATCTTGCGCCTAAACCTCTCAAGACTGTTCATTGTGATGCATCACCTCCATATATATCTATTGACATCATTTATGCATCTCGAAGAACCCACCACTCATCGGTGCCGGGTTCAGAAGTGTTGCCAACTCGCTTACTCACGTAGATTGGACCTTCTGCGTCTGGATAGTGACAAAGCTCACCTAGGGTGAACGAGTCCTCTGCGTGGGTCACGGTATGCCAGATTCGAATTCCATCAGGAGCTAGGTCGATGAGAGTATATAGAGACTCAGTACCAGTACCGGGCTGATAGGTGGTAGAGGTAGTGGAATTGATGTCCTGTGCCATGCGATAATACTTACCATCATAGCGACGAATCCAACCCTTCTTATACTCCTCACCGGCAACGAAGTCCTTGATTAGGTCGCGAACATCAGCAATCTCAGAGTTTGCAAGCTCAACGGCGTTGACATACATGGTGGCGGCTGAGATTACGGAAGGGTCGGTCTTGGCGTTCTCAGCAGCACTCTGTGCAGCCTTAGCCGCATTCTGAGCCTCTGTGACAGCGGCATTCATGGTGCCAACATTCTCATCGACATCCGCAAGCTTCTGAGTCACGGTGGTGTTAAGAGACTCGAAGTTCTTCTCTACGGCCTCGACAACATCAGACACCTTGGTTCTCAGCTCACGAGACGCGCGAAGACGAACGGCATCGCCAGACTCCCATACACCGGTGACCTCATAACCAGCAAAGGATGCCACAACATCCTCGCCATTATCATCGAACACCTGTAGCGTCTGACCATCGAGAGCTGCTGCGGCTGGGACCGTGGTGTTCATAAGAGAGAACTCAACCATGTCTTTTCCGGGGAATACCCAGCCAGCAACATCAATAGTGTTTAGCTTCATGTGCATCACCTTTTTGTTTTTGTCATTTTAATAAACAACACACAATCAAATTATGAAACAAGCTCCCAATTGTCAGGAACGACATCGGGCGCATATGCATTATAACCATCAAAAATAGAACGATATACAGGGCCATTAGCGTCTGGATAGTGTCTAGTTTCACCCTTAAGAACCGCGTCATATTCACCATGACATGTGCGATAAACCACAATGCCATCGGGTGCAATCACTACCTCATAATACTCACTTTCCGAAATACCCGGAGGATAAATTGACTGCGATGTCAAATCCCTTGATGCCCTATATACCTTTCCATCATATACCATAAAATCACCACGCGCATATTGCACATTTGGTTCCCAGTCTGGCAACAGAGATGATATCGTTGCAACCTCTGTCTCTGTTACCTTGGACATGTCCATTTTGGAAACTTGCATCTTAGCAAAAGACTCAATTTGGGGATTTGAAGATTTTTTTGACAACTCAAGAGCCTCTGACGCAATATCTCTAGTGTCTCTATCATCATCCAAGTGTTCATTCCACAATGTATCAAAATTGTCCTCAAGATAACCAACTGATATGTTTCCAAGAACATTGAATGTCATTTCATTGTACTTCCAAAACACGACTCCATCACCATCTGGACCATCATCGGCAACATCCTCAACGATATCCTTGCGCAGCTTTACTTCTGTATATCCCTTGCGAACATATGCCGAGACAACATCAGGTTCACACAAAGAAATTCCCTCTTGTATCATTTCGACTTCGACTCCTTAGATATAAATTGACGCGCCTCACGCACAACATTTTCCATTCTCATTTTCTTTATAAAATAATGACAATCCGCATGAACAAAGAGACCATAATAGCTGACAACACGATATGCGTTCTCTAGTGTCTTATGCCTGTTGAACACCATAACCGCTCTACGACCACGCAAAAACGTACCCTCTCTTAGTTCTATATGAGACGGTCTTATCTTGTACCCACATATGTCTACTGGCTCTTCTTCGCTTACCTCGCATATCTTCCAAGGTTTTATATGAAGCCCCAATTCGGATATCAGATATTTTTCCAGCTTTCTCATTGCCATCTTAAGGTCTTTCTTAGAACGAGAAAACAAGACAATATCATCCATTTGCCATAGTTGATGTGAGACCAACGACATTTTCTTATCACGTCTTATCTTATACAAAGACTCAACGTGATGATATGCAAACGACAACAAAAACGCCATTATTCTCATTGAAAAATAACTGCCTATCTCAAGCCCATGCTTACCGTCATTTTTATTTTCTTCATTATCAGAAGTTAACATCTCGCCATTTGAATATGTTTCAAAAATGACACGTATCAGATACAAAATGTCATCAGAACCAATATATTTCGACAGCCTCTTATATGCCATATCGATATCGGTCGAAGGATAGCATTTTGTTATATCAGACTTAACATGATATCTACATGAGCCATCATTTAACCATTTGTATATCTTTTTCGCTGCAAACAGCGAACCTTTGCCTTTTACTCCTGCAACTTGATAATAACCAACCTTCGCCTGAAGCATTGGCTCTAGACACAGCACCATTATATAATCGACCACCTGTTGTTTGATGCTTTCTACCCCTATCTGTCGTACTTTTCCATTGCTTCGCTCCTTGCTGTAATATCTATGTATGGGTCTCAAAGACAATCTTCTGTGTCGTATTTCATAGATAATCTCTCTAATAAGAGCAAACTCATTGCCATATTCCTCTTTGACCCTCCACCTATTCTTTCTGCCAGCAGGTGCATCAGACCACGCATAATATGCACTCCAAACAATAGAAGCATCAACAATCAAACCTTTGCAGTATGTTTTCATCAAACTACCTCTCTGATTACCTTCCGAATCTTCGCCTTCAAGCACACACTTGGAAGTTACCAATCCGGGGCCGAGCGGTAAATTTTTGTCAATTGACAAGGCAAAGCCCTCTCCCGCAGGGAGGGGAGACCATACGCGAGTAAAAACATATAAGATGTATGAAATCAGATTGGCGCGAGCCGATGTTCCACCTCGTGTTGCCGAGACCGTTGTTGCCATTCACGTAGAACAGACCGGCATTACCCCTATTCCTGAGGTTGCCCAGAGCATGAAACCGGCACCCTGCGTATGGAATCCCTATTAACATTTCCAAATAGTACTGATTTTTTTTGTTTTAAAAATATATAAATATACAAAATATATACAAGATATTTATTTTGCAACATCAATTAAAATGTACATTATAATTAGATATAATATTTAAGATGTCTCATCTTCCTCTTCGGTTTGCCCATCAACAAGGGGAGTCCCCCTCTTCGCTGACGCGAATTCACCCCCAGAGCGGCCTGTTGCAGAGAGGCGCGAGCCGATGCCCCACCCCGCGTCGCCGAGACCGTTGTAGCCACTCACGCAGAACAGACCGGCATTACCCCAATTCCCGAGGTTGCCCAGAGCAAGAAACTCTCTTTCTCCAACCGTGGACATACTGTTTGTATAATACCCGTCACAAAGCCCCGTTGATGTCGAACCACCAGTATTCGTTCCAACAAGCATGCCACCAGCATTCGCCATATCAGTTGGATATTTCAAAGAATCGGTATCGTCTGTCGGCAGAGCAACGCCCGTATCAATGTAGTCACCTGTAACAGTCGTAGCCTCGTTATTGCAATCTGGGTTAATGTATACTTTCCATCCGCTAGTTCCGTCATTCTTCAAAACGACATTGCCCATTACCTCATACATACCAAGGCTAAGCTCTATACCTTGAAGGACAAACGGTTCCTTACCAGACTGATTGTTGTATGGAGAACCATCGCCAACAATTCCATCGCATGCTCCTGTTGGCCAAGGGGCAGTCTTCACACAATTCGTCGTAGCCACTGTTACTGCTCGGTCAAGATTTAACCTCGCATACCCATCGGCACTATCATCAATAAATTTGATAACCGCATAATCAACCACGTCGTGTGCAGTTGCCACATTCCTATCTTGGTCTTCAGAACCAACCATGATTGCAGAACCAGATACAAGGCCGTGTGACTTAGGAATGTCAATATATGACTGATTGTCCGTGGCATTTACAGGTGTATACTTTAAATCGTAACCAGTACAACCTTTAAACACTGATTGGGAGTCACGAACGGCATACTTGATAAGAAACATGACCTTGATATACCAATCAAGGCCGACAGACCTACCAGACCAAGACGTATTCTTAAGCTCATTAAGCTCATTACAAATGGTAATTAAAGTGTTGTGAGAGACAGTTCTCGTCAAAGGTTGCAAGCCACTAGCACTCGTAGCATGTCCATCCAACATAGCAAGAGCATATTTTGGATATAACATAAATGGCCTAATCGCACCGTCTGGCAAATCTCCTTCTGGTTGAAGGTCTAGCCCCTTAAACGGAGTGTTAGAAATTACAAGTCGAGCCTTTGTAGGATTCCCATCATCATCATGACTTAGACCAAAATCCCACCATAAGACAGGTGCCATAGAAAGAACCGCTCCCGCACTGCCATCATTGGCGAACATAACATCGTTATCAACAGATGTTACATGAGGATAGTTATTGGAATCTGGATATCCGCACACATCTTTATGATAGAATGCCGGGATGTTCGTATATGGGTCGCTACCCGGCTCAGCAAGCGTAGACGGCACAGGATTTGGAATGCTAGCGTTGTCATATGTCTTTACACACGATGTTCCGCCATCAAAAAATATATCAACGCCAAACGACTTACCATCTCTCATGGACTTGAACATGACGTCAAGCCCTTTGTATTCGCCAACATCCTCATCATAATACACATCTGAATACGCAGCATTCTTGTCAATATAACTTGTGACGGCCTTTCCAGTAGGAATCACATGCTCGTCTCCATAAATCTCATCAACAAACCTATACTTACTAACGCCATTTGGATATTCGCCAAATTCAAGATATGGGCCAACTTCATCGGCACCCATCGACATGGCATAGCCATCAGAGATGTGGACCGTCTTCGCAACACCCCCTTGAGAATTGCTCATTTATATCACCGTTACCCCTTCATAATATAATGTCTTTCTTTCGTATCCGTCACTGAACGAGATTCCGCTCTCCTTATATGTCATCCAAGCGTATCTGGACAGCAAGGACTCGTTCTCCCAGAGATATGTCTTGTGCATCGCCATGAGCTTGTCAAGCATGTTTGCCGAACTAAAAGAGTTGAAATCCATGGAACTCAGGCTTGATTTGAGAAGGGTGGGGGTTCTTATATACGTCGAATCGAGATATTCAAGAAGAAGATAGTTCCCCAGAATCTCAATCTCAATATTAGACAGCTCCTCATCAAAACTCCCCGTCTCATCATCTCTTTTGCTCAAGTCCTTCCGACAGACGTGAAATCTCGCAATTGCCGGAGCAAGATAATCATGTAGGCACTCCTTTACCTCATCTTCCGACATCAGCGGGATTTCCCAACTTCTGAACTTCGGAAGAACGTTGTCATAAATCTGTTCATAAGTTGTACCCATGATTACTCACCTATCTCATTTTTTATAGTTTATATCTAGATTTCTAAAGCAAAGAAATCAAGTCGATGTCAAGTCGCTTCTCAATCGCACGAATGACGACGGCATCAGAAAGCTCTCCGTTGGCAATCATGTCCTTAATCTTGTTCACGATAGAGGACTTGAGGCTGTTGGACCTTAGCGAGGAGAACTTGTCAAGAACGTTCGCGATGTTGTCCTTGGTATAGTTGGATGCGTCCATGAGATAGTCATGCTGCTCATAGTAACGCTCCATACCGAACTTCTTGATTACTCGCTCATCATTTGGCTTTACGCACATGTCCTCGAAATAGCCGCGGGAGTTGCGACGCATGCGCTGAATGGCCTCCACCGTCATGTACTCGACGTCACCGGCGTTCTCCCACTCATAGCGGTCGCCTGTGGCCTTGTCATAGTAGCTTACGTTCGGAATGAGGGCGACGACCTCAATCTCTTCCTTGTCATCTAGCTCTTTAGCATTTGTTGCATCATTCTTCTTTGTAGTCACGCTCTTCTTAGCTGCCTTTGCGGTAGAGGGGGCAGAAGCCTCGGACTCGACCTCCTTGGTCTCATCGGCGACAACTGCCACATCCTCAACGACCTCATCGGCAGTCTTAGCCTTAGCACGGGTTGGCATAAGCTAAACCACCTTTCTATAGCATATCTGTTAAGGTATATAACCTTGGTTATTTAATTTTAATCTATGAATCTAAAATGCTTGTGTCTATTGGTATTTTGCTTACTTCATTGTCCACAAGCATCGAAGCGACATCGGGGCGAGTTGTCCATAAATCAGTTTTGCCCTTTATAGCTCTAGGCACAAGCAACACCTCCAATGTCGCATATAGATTTAGTTATTTAAACAACCTTAAATTAAGATTAAATTAAGACTGGAAAGAATATTTTCCGAAATACTGCGGCAACACCATCCCAAGACCCATCTTGGTCTGAAGCTGAATGTCAACGGACATGTCATTGTGACCCTTGCCATCAAGAGACTCAAATGTACGAGTGTCACCGATGTACTCAAGCTTGATTGGCTTTACATCAGAGCCAAGAATGAAGATGTCCTTATCGGAAAGAGCAAGCTCAAAGGTACCGCTCTTTAGGGTCTGGGGAATAATCATTAGACGGTTACCATCCCACTCGCCGATTGAGCCAGTGGAAGCCTTGGACTCCTTCTGAGACTGAGCGAACTGGTTCTCGGGAACCACGGCGGCAAGCTTGCGAAGAGCAGCCTTGGTACCAGCAAGAGTCATGGAGCCATAGCCACCAGCGGCCTGAACGATGTCGACCAGCTTGCCAAGAGCATCCTCGTCGTTGCCAGTAGCGGTAAACTCGGCAGGAACGGAGTTGGAAACACTCTGGAACTGGGCGTAGATGCGGTCCTGAATGTACTTGTTAATGGACTTGTTAATCTTGTCCATCATCTTGTCAAGAGTGGTGATGCCAAGCAGGAAGCGCTCTAGGTCCTCATAGACACGGATGAAAATCCACTCAGAAGGAAGAGTGAACTCGGAACCAAGGTCGATGAGCTGACGGTTGGTATCCCAGTGGTTACCGGCAAAGCGAGCCACGGTGAGCAGACCACCCTCAGAATAGAACGCGGTCTCATCGCCAAGGGCGCGGTTCTTGAACTCAACGAACTGCTCAACGAATGGAGAGTTCATAATGTTCTCGCCAATGGCAGTGGTGACAATCTCCTCGACAATCTCGAAGATTGCAATCTTGTTACGACGCATGGCCTGATAAAGCGTCAGACCACCAAGAACGTCATTATTAATGGTGTCGCGTAGGTGCTGCTCAAGGTCGCGCTTGGTAACACCATCAGCGAGAGAGTAGTCATTGCGAGCAAGGTCTAGGGCAAGGCTGAAAACCTGTGCCTCTTCAGTGCTAAAATTAGTCTTAGGCATAATAATTTCCTCCTTACCTTTCAATTATCGAATAACGCGAAGCTCGAAAAGCTCAGCGCTTGTACCATAGGTGTGTGCAGCCGTCACAAGGGTGCTACCCATCATGCGCTTACGCATAATCTTCAGATAGCTGCCAGAAGCAGGCTCAGAATCCTCAACCTTGAGCTTACCGGTAGCGGTATCAACGGTAACAAACTTACCGGGAGCAGCCTTGGACTTGGTAGCAGTAGTGAAACCATCCTTGGTAATACCGAACTCATCGTTAATCATGAGCTGACGAACACGGAACGGCGTGCCAGCGGGAATGACGAACTGGTCACGACGCTGGTTGGTCATACGAGACTCATCAGGGTCCCAAGCGGGCTGGTCAACGATTACATAGTTGTTCTTCTCGGGAGTACCCTTGACGAACTTATAGATATGGCTCTCACCATCAGCAAGGTCGCCGAGGCCACCAACCATACCGTTCTCAATAACCTCAGTAGCAACGCAATCAAAAATACGAGCAGCGCCACCTGTGGATGCCATGTTAGTTGATTCAAAGACACAGCTCATAGCTATTTCCTCCTTAAAGCCAATAAATATAACATCAACGCATTCTGTTGCCCATCATAGCATATAATAGCAAACGCAATGCATCAACATAATAATATATGTTCTTAATATCTATTATTTTGGTATATATTTTTACCAATCGTCAATACAACAATCATTCCTTCGAAACCTTTAAGACTATGAAATAAGATATGTCTCTTTGTCCTGTTTCCAAGACTCAAGAGCACAATCAAGCTCCTTATTTCTATTGAACAAAAAGACAAGGAACCCCTTGGCATCCTTGTCGCAGTCAATATGATAAAGCTTGCATCCATGGTCTATCAGATAATTAGCGAGACGCTTTCCCTTGCAAACAAAAGTCTTGGACATCAGAAATCACCCAGACCGAAGCTAATAGCGTCTCTTGATGTCACCATACTTGGTCTTGACATAACCATCTAGGGTATCATCGTCGCCATCGTTGATAATGCCAACGGCAGGGGAAGACGGGTTCTTGCTAAAATTGGTCTTGGCAGCACGAATGTTCTTGACGTAGAGAACGGCGCACTCCTTCTCAATCTCATCAACAGAAAGCTCGTCCCTCTTGTCCTTGATTGCGGCGAAATCAGCGCTCTCACCAAGGGCGTCCTCGTACTCGGCGAGCTTTGCGTCCTTGGCGGCATTAAGCTCATCGGCCTGACGCTTCTCATCTGCGGCGACATACTCGTCATACTTTGGCCTAATCTCATCAAGCTCAGACTTCACGGCAGAGTAATCAGACTCTACGCTCTCAATTCTCTCAGAAGCCTTCTTCTCAATTGAGGCAATATGCTCGCCAAAGTCAAACACACTAGCAGGAGCGGGGGCACCATCCTCATAGTTCTCATAGCGAACCTTCTTGCGAGTCCCGCAAGCAAAGTCAAGAACGGGCTTGTCCCCATCCATAGTATACGGGATGCCATAATAATGATAGTTGTCACCAGCGTCAACGACGATTACCTCATCATCCTGAATGTCTACGGCATAATAACGAGGCATGTCATCTCCCCAATAGTCCTTGACGGTCTCCTGAGAGGCAACGACATTGGCAATATCCTCAAACTGCTGCATCATGGTATTGGCAAAGTCAGAAGCGGGCTGTGCGTCGTCATCAGCCACATCGTCAACGACATCCTCAGAGAAATCAGTCTTGACATCCTCAATAGTCTTATCATCCTTAATATCCTCGGGCATATTCCTTACACCTCCTTGCACATTCTGTTCATTCATAAGTTTTGCAAAAACAGTAAATTTATCATTTAATTCACTCTGTAGACTTTTCACAAAATCCTTTACAGAGAAATTAACATCATTAACACGCACATTGGCATCTACCATTGCGGGCTGAATTCCTTCGCCCAACAGGCAACATCCATCAAATGCAAATTTTTGGAAATGAAACAATCCGTCATTTTCATCATCATAGCCTTCAATGGATGAAGTATACAGCTCCATACTCTGAGATTTTTCAGAGTCACGTTTTAGAATACCAGTAGCATCAGAGAACTTCTCCCACATAAGTCCATCGACCTGAAGGGTCTCAAGCTCCTCACCCGTATCCGTTATCTTAGTCACCCATCTGGGGTCACAGGACTCAGGTATCACGCCAAAACAACTTCCCTGATATATCTGTTCGACCCCATTTTCGGTGCGCTTAATCACATACTCATGCCCCTTAAAATCGTTCTCGCGCGTATAGGCATCGTATTTAATAAAGCCAAGAATGGGAGTGTTCTTAATTGTGTCTATATTCTCATCAACAACCTCTTTTGAGAAATAGCTTCCATTATAATTAGCACCAGTATTCAGAACGTCAATGGTCACCTTTAGAAACCTAGTATCTTTGTTGGATACTTCACCATTAACAGAAAACGTAGCGTGCAACGAGGTTTGTTTAGTATTGCTCATAAACACACCTCACAACAATTGTAATTACAGATATTCGAAAACTAAATTTTTAATATGTCTGCGTTTACCAGACAAAACACCAGATATTCCAGATTCAGATACATCATAAAATAATGATGCTTCTTTTATCGAATCAAAAGTTTTCATATCATTTCTACATCTTACCTTGCGTTTTCTACTATCTACAAAATTTCTTATAGATTGCTTGTGGGCTTCTTCCGGGTCATAAAAACATATACCAAGTTTGGTTCCACGTTTTAAATATGAACGAATAGAACTTGTATGCATATTTAAATTTGAAGCTATAATGTCTATATTTATGCCACCATTATACATATCACAAGCGGTAATAAGATTTGAAGACAAAGTTGCATTATTACATTCGTTCCAATCTATGTTACGCAAATCAAAGATTCCGTTTAAATCACTGTCCAATATTGATTCGCGTATATAATCAAAGTCAGAATATCTACAATCTATTACAATATAATTTTTAATACCGTTAATCATAGCCATATTATATTTGTATAAATCGTTTTCCTGTTCTTCTTGGAGCGACCGTCTAAACGTTCTAGACTCTTCATAATGTTGAATTCCATGTGCTTCTATTATCATAGAAATAGATTCAATGTAAAAATCATATCTTTTTCTGTCAGACCATTTAAACAATGCTTCATGTATAAAATCGATATCCAATTGCTTTAACAATGATGTAATAATTTTTTCGCCAAAACTAATTCCATCAGAACAGCTATTACAGTGAAAACCATGTCGGCTAATGTGATTTACCTGCCTTTTGACTTTTGCATAGCATTTATCGCACTCAAACAAAAGCTTTTTATTACTGTGTTCTGTAACCTTATATCCATCATCGTGGTTTGACAATAATCTCGCAACATCTGGTCGTGTTGTCCATAAATCATTAAATCCGATTAATACTTTATGCCCATTACAATATGGACACACTTTATCAACATCTTCTCGTGTTACGCTAGAAATAGCAGATTGCCAGCTATGACCAAGCTTGCATTTCCACCATACCTTCTTGTTACTATGGGCAAAAATCTCAGTTGGTAAAATGTCGTTTTTCTCATAATCCCATATTTTTAAAAATTCTTTATGTGTAGTAGCAAAATCATTATATCCTTCTAGTATTTTCTGATTAGCGCAATATGGACAACCGGTACCACGCAAAACACTTGCCGGTCTTGTTTCGAAAATATGACCATTTGGACATAAAAATTTTATTTTTACTTGAGAACCTTTATACTCTTCTAATGGTATATGATGTATATTTTTATTAGACAGCTCCAACAAAAACTCTTCATTAGTCATTTTTACATAATTGCCACGAGCATCTTTTGCTTGCATAACAACTCCTTCATCACACAAACCATTAAAACAAATATGTCTTCTTGTCAACCTTCCACGATTCAAGAGCGTTGTTCAAATTCTCATCTCGCTCAAAAATAAAAACCAGAAATCCTTTAGATTGCTGGTCACAGTCAATTCTTATTAACCTACAATCATGGTCAAGAAAATAATTTGCCTGTCGCTTTCCTTTGCAACAATACAATGGCTTCATACACTTACTCCTTCACATCTTAAAACATACACTTATCCCAAACCTCGGCATATAGCTCAAGATTCTTGTCAATGGTATCATCATAGATGAACACATACTTCCCATCACGACAGTCAATCATGCGAGAACCATGCCCCTCAAGAAACGTCGCAATCGAAAGGTCATTGACAACAAACTCATGCTCGGCTTGCGCCTCAAACTCTTTGACTTCGTTATTATCTGATGTTAGTCTCGTCATCTCTAGCCCTCTCTCCTTCTTCCGAAATAACTCCGCCCTCTTCCTCAACGGTCGGTCTTCCGCCTTCGCTCTCCTCATCCATTGCCTGAACCTCGGCAGAGGCATTATATGCGGACTGAAGCGGCAGGAGATTGTTATGGAAGTCAAAGATGTCCTTGCTCACGATGTAAGAGCCAAGAGTTCTAGATGGTGTCATGTCAAGAGATGCTAGCCATCTATCAATCCCGACGCCCATCGCAGCGGACTCCTTGTATCTCTTCGACACCGTGTCTCTGTTGAACACCGTCATGTCAAGAAGATAGAACGCGAACTTAAACGTCGGTTTGTTGAACCTTCTGAGCTTTATATATCTGTTGACCCAGCGCTCGAACTGACGATACACGTCATAGACGAAGCCCGATGCGTTCTCGACCATATATGTCATGGCCGTAGCGGTGCTGCTGCTGTTGAACAGCTCGTTGCTCACACCGGCAGAATTGTAAATCTCATCAATTGCATCTGACACGTTGTTCCTAGTGTTCGTAGAGTCCTTGAAGCTGATTGCCTCACCCTTCGAACCAAGAGTGTGAATCATACCGATGTCATCGCTCAGGCTCTCGCGGTTAATCTCTGCGAAGATGGAAAGCGTGTCAGGAGAGAGCAGAGGCTTGTCAACGGTTGTCTCATCAATCGGAACCTCGACCAGAATGGCCTTGTAATTGTCCGTCCTAGCAGACTGAAGCTTCAATTTCTTGTACGTGTCCAAATCGAAGATATCCTTAATCATATTGATTAGCATTGGATACGGATACGTCCACTGAGAGTTCATCTTGACGCAAATCTGCTTGTCGGCAGGAGGCAGGTACCACTGACCAATGTTGCCATCGAGATAGTCTGCGTATGCCGTCTGCACATAGTCTGGATATGCGTCAAGCTCCTGCGGCTTGATTCCAGACAGGTTTAGCCTGAAGTTGTACAGGCCGTCTTGAACCTGAAACAGCTTGCAAAGCCTATAGTCCATCTTCTGCAAGAAGAAGTCGGTTGAGCTTTCGACAACCAAACCATAGTACACGTCCTGATAGGGGAGGGTGCGCATGATTTTAGAGAATTCGTGCTTGAGATGCATGTTCTCCAATCGTGCAGCAAGAGTGCCATACTGCTTCTTAATAGTCTCGACATTGGCATTGTCACGAACATCATATAGGTCAATCCACCAGCAGAACAGGGCCATATTGGCAAACAGGCTGTTCAGACGATAGTAATGTGGGCTGATGTGCATAAGAGTCTCTGACGCACGAATCAAAGTCCTCCAACTGTTTCTCGGGTGCTCCATCGCCTTTTGTACATCCTCAAGCTTCACCTTGCCAAGATAACCAGTCTCAATAAGCTCAGAATTGTTCAGGATGTCCTTGAGCATGATTCTCCTGAAGTTTGAAAAATCAATCTTGCCCTCATTGACGTTCTTCTCGAACTGAGCCTCGTCTGCCTTCTGCTGCTCTGGGCTATATAAGACGGCGTACTTCTTATCCTTGTTGTCTGTAAGTTCTGGCATCAACTCACCTCCCTCTAGTACATGGTTGGCTTATGGTTAAGCTTTTTCATCTTGTTTGCATAATCCTTGATATTAAACTCATTCTTCGGTTTGCGAAGAATCTCACGCTCCAACTGACACTGAACCCAATAGTTATATGCCAGAGAGCTGTACCGGTCCTTGCGCATCCCGGCTCTTTCCTTTATTTTTATGTTCGTCCCCTTAACCTCATACTCTAGCTTTGTCAGCTCGGTTACGAGAAGGGATGTCTGGATGTAGGGCATCTTATATTCAAGCTGCTCGGGCAACGTCATCTTGCTGTATGTCTTATACTTAGCCTTTAGAATGTCCTCTGCCGGAACCTCGTGCATAAGAAGATTTATCTTATTAGTTTTAAAACCGCTGCGCAGACCAATGCAGATATCGTTGTTAAAAGAAGCGCTACCCTTGATTGACCATATTGCTTTTGGAGCATTTTCAACTTTGCATCTAGCAGCCATATCCTTGTCATTGCAACATGACAACGCAGGATACAGCTCTCCTGTCTCAGGGTCAACCATGTCTTGAGCAAGCTTGTCGAATACTGCCAGACCAACCAATTCTGTTATCTTATCAGCTTTTTATCTGATAATTCTAACGATTGTTATTCTCGTTAGTTCAGCATACCTTTTTATCTGAATTATGTTGATTGATAAATTCTTCTAATTGTTCTTTTGTGTTGCTTGATTTACCATATTGAGAATGAAAATCCAAGTGACATCTTTCGCACTTGGTAATTAACATAAACACCTTCTTCACAATTCAGATAGCGCGAACTCGTGGGAGAATTATATTCTGCAAGCAGGTTCATCTCCTATGCGTTGCGTCTGACTATGATTTTACACATAGCCTTCGACTCTGATTCGCATTTCAGCGTTCCAGTTTTCTTTCGCGCTTTTCTATTAATGTCACCATTAAAAGGGGCATTTCTACCCGCTGAGTCTAACACTAAATCAGTGCATTTATATGTTGCGAATAATCTTCGTACAATTAAAGCAAGCTCATCGGCATTCAAACCCTCATGGTTTTCCATCCAAACAACATTGGCGATATAATTGCCTCCGCTTGTTGGCATGGCATCGTTTATGATAATCGCACTGGCGTCATTCTTATGTTTCTTGGACGCCATAAGAGCAACGTCAACAGAAAGTATCCTGCGCTCATCAGGTTTCAAATCCGGTATCTTGTATGTCTTGTTGTTAATCACAGATGGTGGATACATTGGGTTCTTAAGTTTTCTCCTGCTCGATATATCATCAAACGAGAAGAACGAACCATCTGTGTCGCCCCAGAACAAAGATTGCATTTCCCAATTACTACCGCCACTTTCGTGGTATTTTAAACGGTTTAGACTATATCATACGAGAAATATTCTCGCCCTACCTTTTCCACTCCGTATCAATAGGAGCGTACTCTACTAACTTCCACATATGATTATGTGCGCTTTCGATAGTCGTTACACATCAATATCAAACAGCTCCTTACATAGGACAAAAGATTGATATTGTTAGCACGGTATTGTCATATGATTATATAAATCACTTAGATATCCACCGTTAGCACAGTTATAAAAACTGCACACCCCCTGATAAAGGGTTAGATAGGTTTTACTAGCACAAAAATGTTCATGCTAAACTTGATTTCATCAAAGTCCTGCTCTGACATCTCGTCCTCAATCTGCTCCCTCTGAAGCAATCCCTCTTTTACTGAAATCTGATAGGGAAGACTACAAACAAAATATCTTTTTGCAGAATCTAACATGTTGGCACAATATGCCTTTACTTTCTCAAAAGACCAAGAATCACAATACCAAGCTGAACTCATGTATATTTCCTTGTTGCGTTCCTGCATGTTCTTATATTCTGGATTGCTGAGATATCCCGGTTGACGCGGGGCGGTAAGAAATCTCTTTAGAACAGTATTGATTACATTAAGAGAAACCATCCTGAACTCGTCAACGATAAGAATATTTGCACGCTTTCCTCGTCCTGAGTCCGATGCGGTAACAACTTGAATCCACGAGCCATTCGCAAATTCAATCATACCCTCATTCTGACCAATTTTAACAACGGTTATCTCGCGCTTGAGATTTGCCGAACCCCATCCGTAGTTTTTCATAAAGTCATCTTTGATTTTTAAAAGAACTTCGTTAGCCTGCGTTCTGGTCGAAGATGCAATACAAATCTTTGTTCTTGGAAACAGAATACACCTTACACAACAAAACAGGCCAACAAGGTACGTCTTGCCCTGCAAACATCATTATCTATAGGCTTTTTATCCTATACTCCGGGGATTTCTCCCATTTTCATCGATATGTTGTTTCATACCCGGTTTGGCGTACATTTTCGCCCTCGTATATACGGTGGGGCGGAGCGAACTCTTGGTGTATTATATTTATTCAACACTACGCTCTACAAGGCCAACAAACCTATTCGCAATTTTGTTGGTTCTCTCGGTATTAGCATATAACATTAATTACTTAGCCTTCACCGATTTTCCGCTCTTATCATCCAAACATTACTGAATGGAGTGGCCTTTAGACCACGGGCAGCAATATACATAAAATAATTGCTCAGCATCATCATATATATTAAAATCTTCTGAAAAAGTTTAAGATTAACATTGAGATAATCCTTAACAAATCTCTGGGGGTTGGCACGATAAAAGCTTGTCCACGCAGCTACGCCTTGCATAATACGCTCTGACTTTTCGTTTGCAAGCTCTCTTTCAGACTTCTTAGAGGAAACATTACTCATAATTAAGCAACCTCCTTTATTTTGTCTTCAAACAAAAATAAACAAGGTGTATCCTTAATACGCCTCCAATGAAATCCACCAGCAGTCTGTCGAATACCTCTGCAAACCTTTGATATGCAAGAGCTATCAATACCTGTGTGTCTACTGGCAATTTTTGTATTTTTATATTTCAATAATGTTTCAACACAAATAACAGGATTTGATATTGTATCTATTTGTTTTTTAATAGAATTTTTATCACGTTTTTTACCTTTTCTTGCATCACTCATTTTCTTTATTGTTTCGGCAGATAAATTTTCTTTTAATTTCATTGTGCTCATTTTACGCTTAGACTCTTCTGTATGATGCTTGCCATACATACCATTTTTATCTCCACGGCGAGATTCACTCATTTTTTGTCTTTGTTCTTCAGAATATTTATATCCCTTTGAACCACTTTCGCCGCCAGAACTTAAGTTATATCCATATCTGCTATCATTGCTTTTGTAATATGATATAAATTCTTGCTCTTTTTTATATGCTTGTTCGGCGGTCAAATCATTAAATAATATTTCATGTGTAAAATTATCCCAGCCATATTTTTGAATAGCGTTCCAAAAATAATTATGGTCTTTATATCCTTCCCCGTTTTTTCTCCATCGCCTTTCGGGTTTTTGACTGGTTATACCGATATACACTTTGCCATTAGGAGAAGTATGTTTATAAACAATATACTCATTATTCATCTTCAACATCACCGCCAAACATGGCATGATATATCGCCTCATCTGCATCGTCTTCGGCATACTCTGGCTTGTCAACCGTATACTCATTCATATACTCCTCATACTGACGAGCATAATCATTGTCAACACCAATCATCTTGCACAGATGCCCGAAGAAGAAGACAGAGATATACCTACCTATCTTATCCACATCCCTCAATTCCTCGTCAATCTCAGGAATCGGTCTGGTATTCTCCCACTTGTCAATAAGAGTGCCCAACGTCTGATTATCGGCGGTCGTGTCCCCCGCGTTCTGCTTTGGCTGAAGCTTGGCCGCATCGAGCTGTTTGATGAGAGTGTCGTTCAGTGTCTTCGTGTCACGACCGGCGCGATTTGCCTTGAACAGATTAAGCTGCGTGAAGCAAATCTCCTTGAACAGCTCCTCCTGACTCTTGGTGCTGCACTCGTGCCTAGCCGTCCAATCAGAGTATTGCTCGCACAAGAAGATGTAGTCCTCTCTCTCAAATCCCGGACCAAATATCTTCTTCCCTTCTGTAACCCGCCTGTCAAGCTCCTTGTCATCATCCTCATAGATGGTGAGGATTGCCTCTTTTTCCTTTGATGCGTCATACTTGTCAAGCATGGTGTCATCATATGTCTTCGTCCTGTTCGTACCAAGACGAGTGAGTCTCATATAATACATCATGAGAGATGTCTCTGGATTCTTGAGCCAAGACTCACGAGAACTCAAGAAAAGACTCTCCTTGAAATATATGTCAAGGGTCATGCAAACCCTCTCAACAGCCTTCTTGTCAGGATTCACATATCCCTCTTTGTTATATTTGTCATAATATTCCATGTACATGTCATCCATGCATTCATTGCACACCGGCAATCTCTTGTAATTTTCAAAGAACTTGCTCGTGGTAGTGTAGAACCTCTTCTCGTCCTTTGTCTCACCGCATCTGCAACATGTCATGGTGGCAACTTTCTTTGGTCTTCCCCTTCGCTTTGTCGTAGTAGCCATTTCTTTCACCTTCTTACGCATGCCACATGTCAAAAAAAACGCCGTCTTCAGCATCATATTGACACATAGTAAAAAAGGGAAGAACGAATCTCCCCATAATAAAACATCATAGTCATAAATAATCAATCGTCAGTCCAGTCTGACGTCATAGTTGCACTCAAGACCATCATCACCAATTATGGACACGACTTCCTCGGGATTTCCCCTGAGCATCTTGTCAGATGTATACTGGTCGCCGTTCCCGCAGAAGCTCCCCGCCTGTATGACCTTGATTCCATACGAGGTCACCATTGCGTTTGTGTGCATGTGCCCCATATAGATTATATCCGGGCGAACACCAACGTACATCGTAAGCCTCTCCGCGACGTTGCTCATATTAGCCCTGTCGCCATGAATGGCGAACACCTTGTGACCTCTCACGTCGAACATCGCAATCATATCATCAACGTCGTTGCCGACAAAGCGAACATTGTCAAAGTTCTGCATCTTCGCCTCAAGATACGGCATCGCAAGGATGTCCATGTTCTCTCCTCGAAGAGACTCCTCCTTGTTCGCCGTCATCCTCGAATGATTTCCGGGAGCGCAATAAACATAGACGTTGTTGAACCTATAGCTCAGAACCTCTAGAAAATCAGCGATATACGACACAATCATAAGGAACTGTTCCAATAGGTTCTGATTGTTCTCGATACGAATGGTGGGATGGATGTTTCCGCTCACAAGCTCGCTCAAAACGACATGAATGTTCTCAGAGCCGTGACGATACTGAATCTCAAGAATCTTATTGAGATACCTGTTGATTCTGTCTCGAAGCACGTCTTGGTCAAACTTGTTGAAAAAGCTGTCTATTCTCATTCCAGCATGGACATCAAAGAACGTAGCCACCATATCATTTCCGTCAACAACATCCCACTGCCTATCGACCATGTTTTCATCATAGCCAAGCGGCACAACGTCGCATTCTGAGATTGCCCTGACGACCTGCTCCTTGAAGCTTTCCTTGCGAGCCTGCTCCCTCAGAACCCTTCTAAGCTCAGTGCGCTCATCACGAACCTTGACCCTTTCCTTCTCAAGCTCATGTCTCTCGTTTCGAAGCTCTGCAAGATATTCGTCATCGGTGGACTCGCTGAACACACCTGCGTCATAGAATCTCTTTGCCTGTTGATACGGCTTCCTATATGATGCCTCTGCAAGAGGTGAGCTTTCAACCCCAAGCTCTCTGTTGATTACGTCGGCTATGTCATCCCAGCTCATATCCAGAAGACCTGAATCCTTATATCTGCCAAGTCTCCATATGTACTGCTCGTCATTCTCTTCAATATTTTTATGAAGGTCCATTCTACCACCAATCCTACCACACCATAAAACCGGCAAAACAGGCCAGATGCCCATATGCCAATGAGCTTCTTCAAAGCCTTCGATTTTGTACATTACCTGATATTTTATACTAAACTAATCTGACCTATTCAAAATAACAACCACGCTGAAAAATTACGAAATTTCAGCATGAAAGTACGCTAACTCGATGTGCCATACACCAATGGTGACCCCTACGACCGTTCACAATCGAAGGCGGTCATAGGGGTCCAGCTAAGAAAGGTGTAAGAACATGAACGCACAAAGAAGCGGAAGGGCTAACGCCCCTATATATACGGCTCATGTCAGCCGGATATACCAAATGAAAATACCTACTCAGAATCATCAAATCCCAGAAGCTTCTCGCAATAGTATCTTGTAATCTTCGCCTTCGCCTTAATCTTCTCAATAGTGGTAATTCTCTCGCCCGTAAGGTTGTTGAGCTTTCCCCTTGGTTCGAGATAGTGACTGTCTACTGTGATTCCCTCAAAAAGCCTGAGAGACACATCCGAATCTCTGTCGGCAGATGCAAGGAGAGACCTAATCTCCTCCTCAAGTCCATTATATATCTTCTCGACCAGAGAGCGACGTACTCTGACCCTTCGCGAAAGCCTATGAATAATCTGAGCCTTGGTATACACTTTCGTACCCTTGGTATAGTTTGCCATCAAATCATCCTTTCTGAATATAGAAATAAGGCTTTATTTTGATGGTCCTTCATATATGTCGATTTCAAAAATAAACATACAACCTTATTTCTATGTTGTTTTTATAAATATGTCTATATTCGCATACAACCTTATTTATATGTTATTTGTAATTATTGAGGGGTCGCGTGACATTGCTCCCTGTTTCTCTGTCTCTGCTTCCTTAGTCTTGAAAGCTCTCTCTTGTGCCTTGACGCGCAGTCCTCGCATCGACAAGTGGCAGAGTCAAAAATGCCCACCTCGAACCACTCCCCACAATCAACACATTGAACCTCTTTGGTCTGCGCCTTCAATTTACCAGAGAGGTTGCCATATATGACATCGCCATACGCAAGCCACAGCATAGTCTTGTTCGCGCTCTTCCTGATTCCATAAAGATACTTCACAAGGATGTCAACGATTTCATCATCGTCATATCCAAACCTTGACAGAGCGGCACGAACCTCGCTGGCCATCTTCGAGTTCTTTGTCTGCATCCTCATGTAAGACTCGCTCTTGTTTGCGCCGGACAGATTAATCGTGCTGTCAACAGACATATAATGCCGCTTGTCAAACTTGCAGTATTCAACGATAACAGGATTGGTCTCTTCCTCTATGAGTCTGCCGTTTGATGTCACAGAGCACTCAACGTCCATATCGGGGTCATGCATCATAAGGGTATAATCGATTGGTCCGATATTGAGCTTCCTGAAGTTGATTCTCGGATTTGGAATCATGCGCTCAAGCTTGTTGACGAAGCTGTCGTTCGCATCTATGATTTGCCTATCCTTCTTGTCCTTCGCATATTTGAAGAAGTGGGGGAGGCGCTGATTCGTATATGAGTTGATTTCCTCGTTCATATCGTCTGGACGAGTCGGCTTGTACAGGGTCTTCGCGTACCTTTTATACCCTCGGTTTCCCGATATTTCAATAGGGGAGTAGACCATATCTTCATCCTTATAAAAGGATGGCTGGCACTTCGGTAACGGGAATCTCACCCGAAATCTACTTCCTTTCGGAATGGTCGTTTGACCTTCCTCGTAAAATACGAGGCTGGCACTGGATTGTCATATGATACTAATGCTTCTTTATGCTTCATACTTACGAAATATTTTAGCAATCATCTTATCTGTGCGGTCATACATCTTAGCCAGTTGTTGCTTTGTGTATCCTTCTTCCACATGCAGACGATATATCTCTTTGTGGTCATCTTCGGTGAGACGATGATATGTCTTTCTATTTAATCTGTATTCGTCCCATCCGTCAACTGGCACATTGCTCCAAGAGTTATTAGACATAATGTTGTTTACATGCTTATATTCAACACCAACAATCTTGGCTATATCAGATGGCTTCATTCCGCTGACTAATAATTGCTTGATTTGTCTTGCAATATCAACTGTTATTACATCAGTAGACCTAGCGATAACACGACCCTTACGAGACTGAGACATCTTTCTCTTTGTCTCATCGCTTGCTTTTCTTCCGGTCATGTTGGCTCTGTTCTTTTCGCCAATCTTACGCTTTTGTTCATCTGACATGTGATATCCTCGTAGGCCACCACCACCGTCTAAAATGTTGTAGCTATATCCAAGTCTCTTGCAGCATCCGATATATTTCTTTTCTAGCTCATCAAGCTCATCTGTCGAATCACCGTCAATACAATCAATGACTCGAAATACAAAAGCGTCTTCGCCGTATGCATTCCATGCGCCTTGCAAATGAGCGTTGTCATGTGACCCATGGCGTAACTTCCATTGATGATGCCAGAACCGCTTCTCAAATCTTAGACCAGTCTGACCTATATACACCTTTCCGTTTTTCTTGTTGAGTATTGCGTATATTCCATGCGCATCCTTATACTTTTCCTCATCTTCAAATATCATCAAATCACCTCCAATCACATGTAAAACAAACACATAAAAGAAGCATATAACTTTATTAATATCACTTAGAGTTTCCCAGTTAGCATGGCTCCAAATCGTCATTTCCTACGATTCCAATCCGTGAACCACACACCCCAGATTTCTGGGTTCACCAGCTTTTCGACATGTGTTACCACATGAAGCGACTAAAATTTAATCGATGACAAAGTTGTTCTCCATGCACAAGACCTTAATCAACTCAATAGCCCTCTTCTTATCCTCCTCGCTTCCACTCACGAACGTGTCGCTGTTCCAAATCTTCGAGATGTTGTTGCTGTAGATTCCAATGTTCCCTCCGACGAATGCGGCATTGAGACCGTCATAGATAGATTCGTTGTCGAGATGTACCGGCTTTGCCTTCTTCATGTCATAATAAAGAGGAACGATATCGTATTTCTCGATATTGCGCTTCGCAACATTGATTAGCGTCTTGTCAGCCACTACGAGCGATTTGTCTCCATCGACGTCAACGACTTTAGTTATTAAACCAAAGTCAGACTATATCTTCACCATATTCTTTCGAACTTAGGTGCTTCGCACTTCCAAACAAGGAATTACACCTTGAATGTACTCTACTTGGTTATTCGCATATAACCATATCTGTTTGACTTAGGTCTATGCTATCCTTTCGATAGTCGTTTGAGATTTTACTTAGTGTCTAATATAAACTTCCAATCGCCAAATATACCACGCTTTTTAGCTGCCTGTTCTGCGCTATGTATATTTAGATTATGTTGACGCGCAAACTCCGCTATAGAAGAAAACCTGTATTCTTCATTGGTTTTTGTATTGATTGCTATACCAGAATACATCCTTTTGGCGCGTCTAACGTTATCTTGATAAGGAATCCATCTGCAATTTTCTGGATAATAATTATCATTGCTATCAACTCTATCAATAGTCAATGTATCATCATAACCATTATTTAATGCCCAATTTTTAAAATTAGTAAAATCGCCTTCCCATTCTTTGCAAACAGAAATTCCTTTACCGCCATACCATTTATATGCCTTCTCATTTGGATTAGAACAACGCGATTTCATATCACACCAAATATTATAAAGTCTGGTTTTTGACCATCCATGTTTATATCCAAATTCATGATTATGTTTCTTATGATAACACCCACAACTCATAGTGTTACCAGACTTAAGATGATGTCCATAAACTACAACCTCATTGCCACAATCACATTTACACAACCATCTACTCATTCCATTTTGTACATCGTAAAATTTCGAAACAGTAAGCATGTTAAACTTTTGTCCAGTTAAATCCATTCTTTTAGGCATATATCCTCCTTTCAATAAATCTATTAGCAGCTTTATTTAAACACTAAGTAACTTTCCACAGGATTGCCATTTGGTTTCCCCTGTTAGCACAATTCTTAGTCGCCATTTCCTGCGATTGCTATGCGCGAATTGCACACCGCAGATTTCTGCGTTCACGAAGTTTTATATCCCATATGTTTCCATAGGGTACAGCAAGTATGTCTACTGTAAGATTTTCGAAATCATGTCCCTGCAACTCGTATACACGGCATCGGTCGTGAACCATAGCCTAGCCCTGCTCATCTTGATGTCCTTCTCTGTTGCGATGCGCCGTCGCTCGTTCTCTCTCTGCTCTCTGTCCGCAAACCTCTCTCTGTCCACCTCATCCTTGTCAACATCGACGCACGCCACATTCTTCCTTATGGCGTGCTCCAAGAACAGGTGGGGAGACCTCAGGCAGTCAACCTCCGTGTCCCTTCTGAACAGCCAGCAGAACACCTCGCCATCGTCCAGCAGGCCATCTGGCTCATCCTCTCCCAGAAACCAGTGCTGACATGCGGCATAGAAGTCTGGGAGAATGAACGTATACTTTCCATGAACGTCAAGTTTCCCGGCCTTTGCCCTCTTGATGACACTATCCTTGATTCTTCGAAGGTAAATCTTCGCATACTCGTCATTCATAAGGCTTGGGTATAGGTGAATGCATTCCTGAAACGCGCTCTTGTTCTGATTGTACGGCGTGACGCCAAACATGCCTTTGATGCTGTCGATAGATGAGCACATGCCATTCAGCTTGTCAATGGTCTTCCCGGCAATCTCAAGAATCTCATCATCCGTGATGTCGGTCAAGCTCTGCAACATCTGATAGTTAATCGTGGCGTTCTTGATTCGCTTCTCCTCCTCGTTGGTGACACCGGCAGAGCAATTGAACCTCTTGTACTTCTCCTTGTAATCCTCCCAAGACGAATAGTGGTTCCATAGCTTGAACTGGCTCTTCGTGAAGATTACCTGAATGTCCTCTTCGATTACATTGTGCTCCTTGCCATAGATGTCCCTGATGATTGGGTCGGCATCATGATACTCGATGAATTTCCTGAAGTCGAACACGCCGAGCAGACCCTTAATCCACGGAAGACGGACCATCTTGTTCCTCTGCCCCACGCCGAACGCATCTGGCAGCATCATGCCCGCACCATCCGTATGGGTGATTGGCTTGTGTCCATGCTCCCTCGTAATCGTGTAATTAATGTCATCAACGAAGTCATAGTATCCCTCGACCTCGGTCTCGAAGTCATCAATCACTATGGTCCTGTCAATGTCGAACTCCTCCCATACATCCGTTGCCGAATTGGACAAAGCAGTGTATGCGAGATATTTGTTTTGATTCGCGCCACCAGATGCATTGATGTCATCGACGGTAAGCCCGCACATGATTGTCCTCTGAACCCGATTCCAAGTTGACTCCTTGACGAACACGCACTTCTTCGTCCTAATCTGACCGGCAGATGACGTAAAGTAGACATAGCGCTCGCCATCGTGCATGAACCCATTGAACAGAATGTCCTTTAGCACGTCGAAGTAGAACACCTTGACAATCATGAAGTCGTCCGTGAACTCTCCGGGAGAAGCACCGATGGTTCGAGTGAAGTACGAGTCGAAGACGGATATCACCTTGTCAAGCACGAACGCCTCCCTGCGAAGGGTTCTGATGTGATGGGAGCCGTGAGAGACCTTGTTCGACTTCACCTTGTTAGAGAGCAAAGCCAACAGCTTGTCCTTCGTCTCCCTCGCCTTCTTGTTCTTCATGTCAATGAGTCCTTGCAGCCTGTCATGTTCCTCGCAAAGCCCTATGATGCAACACTTATCGTCAGAATCAGATATGCCACGAGAACCGTCCAAGACAGAAGCAATGTCGCAACTCTCGATTCCGTACTCAAGAAGCCTCCTCTCAATCTCTCTCATGCCGACGATGACCCTCTTCCTTTTTCCATGACGCCCATATATCGTCCCGCCATTTAAGAGCACGTTCTTCTCAGCCCTAATCCTATGGTTAAGCTCGTGAAGTCTCTTCTCATGATTGCTATAGAAGTCAGCCGTGTCCAGACCGAGAACTTCAATCTGCCTGCTAAGCAAAGGCACCACCCCCTCCGTCATCCGTATCGTAAATGATGATGACCATCAGAACGACGGCCGCCAACATGGCTAGAATCGACATTGACAAACCTCCCAAACAAAGATATCGTTTATTAGAACATATCCTCGACAATAAGGGTATATATCATTCATATACCCTTAAATCAAGAGCGTATGTTAGTTATTATACCACACGTGCGAGCATGCTATACATTGGTGGGTCGTCTTTTCCATAAAATCTACACAATTCACAATACGAACACAAAACAGATATGAGCGAATAGGCGATTGCATCAGCGGGTATACACCGACATATTTCTAAATAAAGAGCAAACATTCAAAGCAAGAGCGGAGGCAAACACATGAGCAACACAAGAGACAACAAGAACCAAGGAGTCAAGAAGGTGTTCTCACGCAGACTAGCCGTGTTCCTACGAGAGCACGGGTGCAAGATTGTGGGAACAGAGGTTAACTTCAAGAGGCCAGAGTTCGACGTGTGGCTGTTCGAGGACGATGACATACTTCACGAGGCGTTCGAACTGTATTCTCGTACCAGAGGACAATAGCATAGAATGAGAATATCATAAAATCAAATCAAATCAAAAGAGGAAAACTAAAAGAGAAAACCAAGGAGAAGAGATGACCAGATACACGGCACCAAACCAAAAGATAATCAGAGTTCACAAGGACAGTTACGACGGAGGATACTTGACGATTGGGACAGAGGAGTGGCAGGAGGCGTTCAAGTCGCTCAAGAGGATAACGTTCGGAGTGTACCTGTATCTCTCTGGAAACGCCAACGGGTTCGAACTCACGTTAAGCAGAAGAGACGTGATGAACAGGCTCGGCGTATCAAAGGACACATATCTCAGGGCTGTCAAGGAGCTTGAGGAGAAGGGATATCTGACACACAAGAACGGACCGGTATGGAACTTCTACACGACTCCGGTCGATATGGAAACTGATACAAAAGAGACAGACGCAAACGAGTTCGATGATGACAATGAGAACAATGAGAATTACGAATCAGGCGATTACGAATCAGACAATAATGAGTCAAGCAGCTACGAAGAATCCAATGAATCTGATGGTGATGAAAATATGGGGG